CCGCCGCCGATGGTTTTACCGGGTAGCTCTGTTTCTGTCTTCGAGTCTGGCCGGATAGCACCGCGGGCATTGATAGCCGAATTCATGTGTTGCTGGGACCGATCGTGAAAACCGCCGCCCATTCCAACTCTGGGTAAAATACCTGCCATAATCGGGCCCTCCTTTAAAAGCCGGTGCTCATGGCGCCTTGCAGCCGGCTAAATTGCGTATCCTCAGCATCTTGCTTGGCCTTGGTGCGCGCTGCGGCAATGTCCTTGCTCATGGAAAGATTGCGACTGTTGATGGCCTCCGCGTATCCTGGATCACCAGGGTTGCCGCCTGCGGTGAACATCTTTCGCTCGAATTCCTTGCCGGTCAAATCATAGGTTTGCTGGACGCCGGCCTGGGCCTCGTTCATCTTGCGTACGGAATCAATCGGCTCCATGACAGCTTTTGCGTAAGCTGACCGGATCGGCGCGCGTTCTGTGATCGCTGAGATTGCGTCGGTGGTCTGAAGTTTTGCCAGTTCCGTTTGAGAAGGAATCAATGAGCGCTGCGCGCCGATCTGATCAATGGTTAATCCAAGGTTGGCAAGCTCGGCCTCGGTCTGGGAACCAAGCAGGGATTGATTGGAATTGATCAGGTTTTGATAGTATTCGGCCTCGGCTGTTACAGCGTTGGGGTCATAGCCTTCGAGTTCGCCGCGAGTTTTTTGCTCGAACATGTTCTCGTTCATGGTGAACTGTTCGGTTTCTTTATATCCTTGTTGGGCCAGATGTAGCTTGGCCTCTTCCTCTGACATTCCGAGATACAACTGTGTAGCGTCAAGGCGTTCTTTGTAATTATTATACTCAGCATTTTCCGTGAAGTATTCGCTTGAATACTGGCTTGTTTTAAGCTCATCAGCGCCGACCCATTTGCCATCGATCGTCTTGCCGTAGACCGTTTCACCAGGGTTGTATTCAACGCCATACATATACTGGTTGAACAGCTTATCGGCCATGGCCTGCTGGTCTTCGCTGATTTTCAAAATACCGGCATTGTAAACCGGGTCGGTCGTGTTGGTGGTGCTCGATCCACCGCCTTTGCACTCAGCGACAGGGCCGGTGTGGTTGAAAGATTCGGCGCTCACCATATCTCCGGTGGCGATGTCGATGACAATGCGGGTATAGATCTTCATGTGCGTTCCTCCCGTGGGGGAAATGATGACCGGGTAACGTGAAAATGCACCCCGTCCACGCTTTTTTGTGCTGATGCATCCCAGATATAATTTTTGATGGTGGCACTTACGGTCACGCCGCACGCCTTTAGCGCCATAACCGCCGGCACGTTTGCGGCGGGCGCAATTCCCCAAATGCAATCGAAAACAAATTCGCCCTTGCCGTTTTGAAGGTGCAGCAGCTTTTCCATTACCAGCGGCCCGAGCACCAGCGGCGACGGACCCGGCGACGGTCGCCAAAAGCAAAAGTGGGCATGCGCTCTGCGATGCTCGAAACGGTTCAGCCAGGTAAAGCCGCAACTGACGTTCTGATAGGAAAACTCTGCGAAAAAAGCCGCCGACTTTGCCACCCGTACAAAAGCGTTCTCGTCGGTCAAATCCCCTTCGAAGTTGAGCGCGGCCATGGTCTTTTCGTAAGCCGACCGGCGGTACATTGTTGCAAGGTCGCTGTCCCTGAACGATGGGATACCGTCATAAACGAAAAAGGATTTAAAGGTTAAATGCTCCATCAGTTAAGTTTCCTTAGTTCGTCTTCGGTGATCAGCCCCAGCGTGATCAGATCCTGGCCGGTCATGGCCTGCTCTTTTTTGGGGGCAGCGGTCTTGCCTTGTCCGAGCAAACTTTCAATGGCGGCTTTGATGTTTTGCAAAATGCCGATGGTGGTCATCCAATCTTTAGGCCTTGGAATGGCGCCGATTGCAAACTTTGGTTTAGCCATAATTGAAAACCTCATCGATTGACGGCGCCATGACAAGCAGCGAAACAGGAACATACCCAGATATTTCTATCTCATGTCGCGTGTGTTCGTCATCAGCCGGAAGGCTAAACACTGACTCTATGCCCGAAACTATTTCAGTATGGATCAATTGACGATCGCCATAGAACTTGATTTCAACGTCGGTCGACAAGGTGAAGCCCTGAAGATCGTACATATCATCGCCGCCGATAATGTACTCTCCGACAAGCCCATCACCGATCGCACCGCCAATGTCTCCGGCGAAAATAGCCGCATTGAGCGTTGCCAGATCGACAAGACTCGCCATCGCGGTCAAGGCCTCTTCGTTTAAGACCACGCGGCAATAGCCCATGTTGACTTGATGGTTTTGCAGGTTCAGGCGGCTTTTCCAGGTGGCGAACATAAAGTTGGTCGTATCGCCTTCCCAAAGCTTTAAGGCCAGCGGCATGACCCCTGCGGGAGTCGATGCGCTGACGGCATCCGGATCATCAGTGGCCAGATAGAACAAACCGTCGACAGGAGACACGCAGCTTGCATGCGCGTTTAATCCGACCTTGACGACCGTGCCGGTTTTAAAATCGATGATAACTCCGTGATCTGCCGTAAAGCCGATGTACTCGCCAGCATGAAAATCACCGAACAGCGGGGCGTAATTGCTCCACACATCGTCATTGATAAATCCTGCCGTGGCAACGCCGGCAGCTTCAAGCGACACGCCGGCCAACCCGTGCGTTGAGGCCCAATAGACAGCTCCCTGATAAACCGATATCGAGCGCTTGTACGAGACAGGACACGGCAACCACTCTTCAATATCGTAAGGGGCCATGCTGTCCGGGTGCTGGCCGTACCAGCGGACGGGCTTGCCAACGGTTGCGACCATGACATCAGTTCCAAGCGGTGCCAGGGCAACCGGTGTGAATCGACAGGTGCGACGATAGGCCATCGGCCAAGCGTGCGGTTCATAGGGTTCTGAAAAGCAGACCATTTCACCTGATATGCCGGCCATCGCGCCGTTTGAAAGCTGAACCAGTGCGGTTAGATCAGCCGGAGGAACAAGATAGTGCTCTGAATAAAACACATCCCCAAGGGCGCTATCAGGGACTTGCTCACCAGCGGTAAAGTTGGCCGCGTTCCAGGCGCCGGCGGCGTGATCGGTGGTGCACTCGTAAAGCTGATGGTTGTAAACGCAAAATTCCCCGACGGCAAAGGCGCGGGTGGTCGAGAAATAAAACGCCTCGCATACGAACTGATATTCGGCCGATGTCGCTGAGCTGTTGGTACGGTAAAGCCAAATGCGATCGATAGCGCAGTTGGCCGGAGCGTCTTCGATTCCGTCGATGGTCATGCGGCCTGACAGGTAATCGGATATGGCATCTGTCGGGCTGTTGCTGCCCTCTTGCCCGTAGCTGTTTAAGAAAATGTAAAGATACGATCGGTAGATTGCCCCGGCTGCGCCGACTCTGGCAACGGTGATTGCCGTTGTAGGTTTGGGAATGCCAAGCTTGATATAATCGACATCCGGATCGAGCCCGCCAGCGGTTATGTTGTCATTGGCGAAAAAGCGCGGCTCGGTTTTGCCGGTAAAAAAAAGCCGTTCATACGTGTCGTTTCTGATCGGGCTTTTGGCGTAATCGCAATCTTCTTCGGTGGCAATCCAATACACGGTACTGTTTACCGCATAAGGATAGATTGACTTGATGGTCAGCGGTGTGAAGGTCTGCACGCGCAGCGGCGCACGCAACGGGCGCAGATCGCCGCGGTCAAAGTGGCAATTTACCGCAAGCTGGGCCTCGTTTGCGCCGAGCAGGTGGCTTTCAAGGCCCGGCTTCATCCCGGCAAATGGTCCGTGGGCAATTTTCATTTAGGAAATATCCTTGACTTTGTTCTGTCCCTGGTTATAACATTTAACCATGAGAACACAAAAACGAATGCCGATAAGATCCTATCGCCTCCCGGACTACATTGACCGGGAAATCAGAAAGCTTTCCAAACAACTGGGCATATCCCAAGCGCGGGTCATCTGCATGGCCATTGATCGCCTGGCCGCGCACCTGGGCGCCAAAGAAAAAGGAGCCGATTAAATGAAGAAACTTATCGTGTTGGCGGCTATGGTTGTCGGGCTTTCCGGGTGCGCGGGCATGGGTAAGAATTGGACAAAGGCCGATACCGCCCGCCAGGCTGTTTTCACCGGCTTGGCGCTTGCCGATTGGTCGCAGACAAAGCATATTCTTGAAATAAACCACAAAGAACACAACCCGCTTATATCTGAGGACACTGTTGACATCTACTTTCCGGCTGCGATACTCGCTCATGCTGCGGTGTCCTATGCTCTTTCTCCTGAATATCGTAAATGGTGGCAATACATCACCATCGGCACTCAGGCGTTTTGTGTTGGGCGAAATATCGCAATGGGTTTTGAATTTGGATTTTAAGTGGTAAGCCATGAAAGACTTCCTGTGAATGTTTCAGCCTGCGACCTTGCTAAACCTTCAAGTGTTTTATAGATAAAATAAATTTTACCAGATGCCGTTACCCCTACAAAACTAATTGCTATTCCGTCTGTGGGGATGCCATACAAAGACTTGACTTCCACCGTAGGCCTCATGCCAACCTGCACAATTCCGTCAGCAGAATAAACTGTGTGGCCGGTTGAGTGCGTCATGCTAATCCACTGCATCGTAACTTGCTTCCCTACCCTTACGAGCGTGATCCTATTTGTCCCAACTAAATCGCCTCCTGCCGTTATAGTGCTTTCGACATAAGAAACTGGCACGCCGCCGATTTGAAAAGTGCCTGAAAAATTCTTTATTCCCCCAATGGTTTGGTTATCAGTGGTATTTACCGCAGTTTTCCCGTCTAACTGGTTCAGTTCCGTAGCCGTGGCTGTCAACTCCACATCTTCGTTGATCTTGGGCAGGGTATGGGTCTTGTTGGTAAAGGTCATCACAACGGCGGCTATGTTCGTTAGCGCCGCCTCTGCTGCGGCCAGGTCGACAAGCGCCGCATCGACATCTGCCAGCGCATCAGTTACCGTCGTGTGCATGTCATCGAACAAGGACTTGCTCAATGCAAAATGCACGATATCGCCTTGAGCCCATGCCCTGGCCGGATAGCGCGAGTTAATTCCCCGCACGATAGTCAACACATCAACGGCAACGGCGGTGACGCGGATCACTTCCCGATTGCCGGCATCATCTTTTAGCCATGCGTAAACCCAATCATCGGTATTGATGGCCGGAACATCGGCTATGATCTTGGCGCCGTCGCCGGGGGTGATCCCTACGGACAGGTCGGCCGCTGCAATGCCGCCCACGTTTGTGATCCTGCTTTGCAGATAGTCTAAGATTTTAACTGCCATTGGCCTCTCCTTGGAGAATTTTGCGGGCCCTGTTCGGGCTGATAACCGTGTCGACCATATCCTTGCGGCCCAAGCCTGTAACAAACATGTTCCATGCGCTCATGGACGATGTTTTGGCGATCGGAGACGACGTTGCCGCATAACCTCTGAACAAAACGTACTGCAGCAAGAACGGCTCGTTGATGTCGGCAATGGTGATCGGGTCATTGATCGTTGCAATGTCGGCCGGCACGATTCCTTCAACGACTTGGATTTTACCGGGCGCCGCCGGCTGAGGCGGGTAACAAAAAAAGCCGCGCTCGTTGCGCTCATCGAACATGATCACTTCGACAGCGGCCGAAGGTGTCGCGCTCATCCAATCCGGATTATTGTTCTCGAAGTGGTCGTAATCGACCGTCACAATGCGGGCCCCTGGCACAAGACCGGTGACACCCATGTTGCGGATCGGGCGAAGCAGCGCATGGGCATCGGCTGATATGCTTTGATAGATCCCTTCGACCAGTTGTAACGTTCTGACTCCGACACTGATATCCGGTTTAAGTGATGTTGCGGTCACCTGGCCGTCATTGATCCAGCCTAAATACCGGGCGCCGTGACGGGTAAATGACCGGTCGACCAGGATATCGGCGGCATCATCGCGTATTTTTGAAGCAAGCACGCTTCCCATAAGCTTTCACCTTATTGCCTTAGCAGCATGGCTTTCGCCTGTTCTATGAGCCACAATATTTCGTATTTGCTGACAACGGAAGCTGCGAAATATAGTTGCCCATCGTTATCCCATCCAATGACAATGGCCTCTTTAAGATGTTCCTCGGCGCCACCAACGACCTTGTTGACAGGAACGTGATTCAATGTGTCGATGGATAGGTTGACGACTTCGCCCATTAAAACTCCCGTACTCTGCGCCTGGGTTTCGGCGTGTGTTTGGGTGAGTATGGATACAGCCGCATAAGATCGGCCATGCCATCGGCGTAGCGGCTGGCGTGCAGGGCCATCAACTCTTTGATGCGTTGCGGTTCAAGCGCCGATTCGGGCAGCTTTTCGACAAGGGCCCCTGACACCAGGATGCGCCGCTGCAATTCCTCGTTTAGCCCGTCCGGTACATCGGCATCGGCAGCCATATCGACCGGCTTGCGGTAATAGCGCACCTGGATCGTTTCTTCCTGGCAGGTGGCCGGACGTACCCAAAGGATTTGGCGAAGAGCGCCCTCGGTGTCTTCTTTTATGCCTTCTACAGCACACTCATCGATTGGACCGGTGGCCGTTGTCGATGCATCTTGAACGGTAAACGGTGCGGTGAAAGGCAATCCGGAATTGGACAGATACCCCAGCGAATAATCGGCATACAGCGCTTTGGTGTTGGTGCGAATGATCAGCCATTTATCGGTGGTTTCGCTGTAGGCTGCGACCAACCCGTGTTGGTAGTTGGCCGGCATCATGCCAGCGATGACCCCAGCGGGCAGCGTGATCTTATCGGCTGCGATCAGCGTTGGAACCTGCACCCTCGATACGGCGATGATCTGCTGCTGGTTCAGTTCCTTGATGATTTCAGAGCGCAATATCGATGCGTCTTTGAGCACACGGGAAACGGCCGATACCAATTCCGATAGGTTCATGCTATTCGTCCTCGCCGGCTATCGGCCATGGGGTATCGGGCAAAAGCTTTTCCCATTTGGCCTTGGCCTTGTCCCATGTGTCTTCGTTGGAGTTTAAAAACCGGTCCTCGTTTTCAGATACGAACTTTTCAAACCGTTCGGCGTTAAAGCGCACCCATGTATTTTGCCATGCGCTCCACTGGTCATCGGTCCAGCTTTCAGACTCATCAGGGGGAATGATCGGCGGTTGACCGTCTGACAGCGGGCGCGGTTCTAAAGTGTCCTCGTCAACGCTATCGGTTTTTTCCGGCAACTCATCCAGATTGATTGGGCACGGCTGCGGGATCTTGTCGCGGTGGTGCAATACGGTCCATTTTTCAATGGCCACTTTGCGCACGCGAATTCGCTCGGCGTGAAATCTTTCAAAATGCCCGTTGATGTACGCGCGAAAAGACTCCTTGTCCATGGACTTCCATGCATCGATGAACGCTTGCTCATCGTCGGTGAAAAATGGGACGGGCAGCTTTTCGGCCTGATAGATTTTAAATGTCCCAAGTGAACACAGGTACTTTCTGTGATCGTTTCTTTGTACGTTGCACACATAATGGCCGCACTCGTTGCGTGCAAAAAGGTAGCGCACGCCTTCAAGAACCATTTCGGTGGGGCCGTCGCGTTCGATCAGACACTGGACCATGTAGGGCGAATACGCCGGAGCCGGTGCCTTGCTGAAATCTTTTACCGATTCGATGCGGGCAAACAGTTTGAAATCGTGCGGCTCTCCGGGTTGTACCATGTCGACCGGCGGGCCGAACATCTCCGATAGCAGCTCGCGGGTACTGTCATCGCCTATAACCAAAACCCTTGCCATGTGCTTTCCTTTTTAAAAACCGGCAGGAGCGGGGATGCTCCCGCCGGTTCGGATACGGGTTTAATTAACGACTACACGCGACCGGAGGCCGTGGCCGTCATGTAATAGACCACGCCGTAGATATCTCCGGCGGCAGGCGTGCCGGCGGCGGTCGTGACCTTCAAGGCTAGGGTCTTTTGAGCGGCGATTCCGGGGGCATCGGCCTGAGCCAACCAGGTGGCCGGCTCATGGATTCCGTCGTAATCGTTGACGCCCTGAACGCCGGCAGCACGGCCAACGGTGGCGGCGGCGATCAGTTCGGACCCGGTGACCAGGTCATCGGCATCGGTGTTGAGAATACCAACCGACCAGACCAGGGCGGTGGCATCGTCAAGATCATCCAAGAACATGTCCAACCCAACGGGCAAACAAAATTCGGGAATGACGGCCAATCCGATCAGATCGTTCAAGGCCAGTTGATCCGTAACGGTGGCCTTGAACCGCTGGGCCATCACCTGTCCGGCCTGGGCCGGAGACGCCGGGGGATACAGTGCGCGATTGGAAACAACGTCGCTGGAAAATGCTAATGCCATGATAACACCTCTTTCTATTTGAATAATTGATGTTAGGGCCAGGCCCCTTGGCTACAGGGGCCTATTGGTTGCTATGCCGCGTTCGGGTCTTTGGAGTAAGCGTCAATGGCGACGAGGCCGAAGTCCTTGCCGTTGAAGGTGCTCTTTTTGACGCCGACGATGGTGGAACTGGTGATGATCAACTGGTTGCCGTTGTCGCGGGTTTCTTCGTGCCACCCGAAACGCAGTCCGGTGCCAGGAGAACCGAAAGCGCACACACCAGCTTGCTCACCCATGAACAGGCCGCGCGCAGCCGGCAAATTGACGCCGGAACCGTAATCGGAAAAACGGATCACCTTATTGTGCTTTTGCAACACAACGTTGTTGTGCATGCCGAGCGTGCCGGTAAAGATCGGGGATTTGTGCCCAACGGCGGCAGCGGCGGCTTTTTGCAGGTCCAGCCAACCGCCGGTCCCGGTGGCCGCACGCAGGTCGTAAGACATCCAGGAGTGCATCAAGAACACGAAATGCTCGGCGCCATCGATGCGGATCGGCATGATGCCGGGGGTTTGAAGATTGCCATCGGTGCCGGCGGTCCCGCTTCCAACACCGCCGCCCATGGTTTCAGCGTGAGCAACGGCGCGATCGATGTCGGCCAAGGTGATGACATCGGCGGTCGTGATGGTGGCCTTGGTCTTTTTGTTGGCGAACATCTGATGATCGGTGTCCGGCGCAGAAATGCTGTTTCCGGCAAAGCCGGTGTAGCCGGTCGGGAAAACAAAGTCGGCATTGACGCCGCGGCTTCCGGACAGGTACATGAAAAACAGTTCATCGAAAACCCGCGCCCACCAATCGGATTGACGGCGCCGGCCGATGTTGCGCAGATCGTGCTTGGTGCGCTTGCGGGTCATCTTGCCACCCGAATTAACACCTCCGCGCAATTGATCGATTTTAACGCTGTCGGAATAGAACTTCAGGCGCTCTTCTTTGTTCTCGAGAACATCGT